GTGGCTATGCCTACCGATGGCAAGCCTTACACTTGGGATGAAACAACTAAGGCTTGGGTAGAGATAACTACTCCTAGCGCGTAATTGGTAGGCTAGCCGTATGGCTACCCAATACCGTTACCTGTTTGCAGATTTACTGACTAACTCGATACTTGCTGAGTTACCGCTTACAAGCGTTCAGTTTTCTCAGCAACTTAACTCGGCTGGAACTTTTAGCGCGACCTTGCAGTTATCAGGTATCAACGCGGCTCAACTCAATGTTGCCAATGCGACTATCCCTGCTCGCACCGCAATCTATGTAGATCGTGACGGCACTCTAGTTTGGGGCGGGGTTCTATGGACTCGTACCTACAACTCCAAGACTCAAACCATCACCCTGAACGCAAGAGAATTTGAATCTTATTTCGAGCGTAGGCGCATAACCACCGACACCGTTTTCTTTGGCACAGACCAACTCACCGCCGTACAAACCATCGTCAATAATGCCCAAGCAGCGACTAACGGCAATATCGGCATAGGCGTAGGTAGCGAAACATCAGGTGTCACTATTGTCCGAACCTTTTACGGCTATGAATACAAAACCGTTATGTCGGCTATTCAAGACCTATCTAAATCATCTACAGGCTTTGACTTCAATGTGTATGTCTATTACGACTCCAACGGCAACCCTGCAAAACTTCTGCGCTTAGGTTATCCGCGTTATGGGCGCAAGTATTCAGCGACTAATCCATCTGCGCCAGTCTTTGAACTTCCGGGCAATATGGTCGAATACACTTGGCCCGAAGATGGAACGATTGCCGCTAACTATCTCTACGCGTTAGGGGCTGGCTCTAACCCCGGCAGACTTATTAACACCGCATTTGATGGAAGCAAGATCGCTGCTGGTTGGCCTTTACTTGAAGAACAAGCTAACTATGGCGATGTATCTGACCCTACCCTTTTGGCTAACTTAGCAACGGCGCAAGTAGCAGTTGTTTCCTACCCGCCAACCACAATCAAGATAGTCGTTCCACCAAACCTTGACCCTATTTTTGGCTCATACGAGGTAGGCGATGATGCGCGCGTAAGAATCCTTGACGATCGTTTTACTTCTCAGCTTGATGCAATCTATCGAATTGTAGGATTTGCTATTCAAGTAGGCGAAAACAATCAACCTGAATTAGTTACAATTACGCTGACAACGACTACGAACTGAGAACTTATGCCTTATCTTAATTTCCCGCCAAACCTTAAAGATATGTTTGATGATATTTATGCGCGTATTCGTAAGTTAGAAACTGCACAAAGATTTACTGTGCCAATAGTTACGGCTGACCCTTCTAACTATCGCAATGGTGATATGTGGTACAACTCCACAACTAGCACCCTTAAGTTTGTTAATTCGGCTGGTACAATTAAGACAATCACGCTGACTTAATAACCCGAAAGGGCGCAACTTATGACTGCAACAGACTGGGCAACTATCGCCTATTCATATTTTTTTCTTTTAGCAGGGCTTGGGGCTGGATTGGGATATTTCGCAAAACATTTTGTGAAGCAACATACCGAAGAAATCCGTGAAGATTTACAAAAGATTATGTACGCGCTCTACAACGATGGTCAGACAGGTCTGATTAACAAGGTTGATACCCTTATTGAGAAGCAACAGGAGATAAAAATAGATGTTGAAGTTCTCAAAGCAAAATCAGAATAGATTACGCTCGATATTCCGCACTTGGTTTGAGTCTTTTCTCGTCTTTGAACTAGCTTTTCACTACACAGATTTAGTCAAGAAATCAGTCATTATCCCTACAGTCTTTGCTGCGGTAATCCCTGTGGTTCTGCGCTATCTCAACCCTAAGGATAGTTTCCCCGACTAAAGGTAAGATAAATGGATGCACACGATCAAGCAATTACTAACAATTATGTGGTTCACTATCCGGCGCACCCGGAGAGGACAGAAGACCCGCATTACAGAGATTTTAATGCGTACCGCAAAGCCACTCAAGCCACAGCCGTCTGCGCTGTCGGAGGACATCGTCAAGATTTCTCTGAGTGCGATGGAGGACTAGAACTACATCACGCGCACATTGAGTTCAGCCTACAAAACGGCGTTGATCTCAAATGGCTAGAGGTTGATTACCCCGGTGTATCTAATCCCGATGAAGTCGGCAAGTGGGTAGAATCAGCAGAGAACCTAATGTGGCTTTGTGTTAAGCACCATAGAGGCGCAGGTGGAATACATCACGCCGCTTATGCTGACTATGAAGCACAAAAGTATGTTCGTAACCTAATAGGAAAAAGGGAAACAAATGAAAAAGATTAACATTAAAATTTCAGCAATTCAGAAGGCTTTGCTAGAGCATTATGGCTACGGTGTTATTGCTGCTGGCTATGCAACATTCCAAACAGGTCACCGTTCAGTTAAAGAAGTAGTAGTAGGAGCTTTTGTAGGTGGCTTGCTTGTTCCAATCTTGGCTAAGATAAATCCTAAGAGCCTTGTGAACACAATCAGCGCAAAGACAGGCGCACCTACTCCACTCGTAGAGGCTGCCGTTGATGCTGCCATTACTGAGGGAAACAAGATCGCAAAGGCTGAAACTACTAAGTAGTAGAATTACAAAAGAGCCTCGACCTTGGAGAAGGGGTCGGGGCTTTTTTATTGGAGGATAAATGGCAAACGCACTAGACATCGTTCACACCGCTCAACAGCAGGTGGGCTTTGTCGAGGGTGCTAATAACGACAATCCTTACGGCACTTGGTATGGAATGAACAATCAACCCTATTGCGCGATGTTTGTGAGCTGGGTATTTGCCCAAAATAATTTCTCACACTTAGTCGCTGCTCAAACAACAAAGGGCTTCGCCTACTGCCCTGCTGGACTTGCGTGGTTTCAACAAAAAAGTTGCGTGGTCAATAAATATGACGGCAGACCCGGCGATTTAGTTTTCTTTTCATTTAATGGCAATGGACAAGCCGATCACATTGAAATTATCGTAGATGCTTCTAAAGATGGCATAACAACTGTTGGTGCAAATACAAGCCCTGACCACGCGCTGACCGCATCACAGGCTAACGGCAACGGAGTTTATTTACGCCACCGCCCTTATCTTTATGTCCTAGCAATCGTTCGCCCTCAATATGAAACAACTCTTAAGCCAGCCACATCTCTAGGCACAAACAAGATGGTTGCAGGTGGCGTTGCTGGCGCGACTGCTCTTACTGGGGGAGGGATGGCAGTTACTCACAACTCAACCCCTGCCACCACTAAGCCGACAACTGTATTTACCGCACCTGCTTGGGCTGCCTCTGACTTCCCGCTTAAAGGCAAGACCCCGCAAGAATTGGCAGTTGAAAAAGCGTTATACAAGGCTGGCTTACTTCCTGCGGTGGCTCAAAACACGGCTTGGACATCTACCCATATCAGCGCACTCAAAGCCTTTCAGAAACGGCAAGGAAGCCCACAAACAGGTATCGTAGATAAATCAACCTACATAGCTCTAATGAAGGAACTGCCTTGATACGCGTACCGATTACCAACCCTAAAGCCCTTGCCCTTGCATCAGGTACGGCTATGACCACTTGGACTGCTTGCGGATATGCCACCGATCTTCACCATTTGATGCTGGTAGGAATTGCTGCTCTTGGGGGAGGTTCTGTACCACACAATCCCACCTCAAATCCGGGCGTTCAACCTGACTCTCATATCGTCACGCCGTATGTCAATAACATCGAATAGAATCCGCTAATGGCTAAGAACAAAAGTAGAGGCGAGCGCAATGACAATCGCCCAAACGGTAAGGCTGTTAAAAAACATCCCAAGACTAATAAAAAGACTGGGCGCACTATCGGTGGTTATTCTCTCGCTAAATTAAAAATTAGGGCTGCGACACGCTCTCAAGTTAAACAAGTTTCAGAACCCGCGCTATAAAGTAACGCCGTTGGTCAAATACCAACAGGGTATAGCAGACTAGGCTTTGAGTGATATTAAAGCCTAATAAGCCTCCGTCATAAAGGCGGGGGCTTTTTGCTTGCGCGTGTCTTACGCGGTTGTCCACAGGTTTAAGTTAGGCTTCCCCACGAAAGGGAGGCAACTAATGGCAATAGCCGATCTATTAAACCAAGCGATGATTCAGCAAAATAAATTGTGCGCTATGGGCAAAATCCTTGAAACTCTTAGCGAAAAAGATAGAACTGCCATAGATAAAGCTACAGAAGGTGGCGTGTCAGGTTGGGCAATTTTTAACGCTTTGAAGTCAGAGGGATACAAGATCAGCAACAACACTTTCTATAACCACACAAAGGGAATGTGTCGATGTCCAAAAAGGTAGATCGAGTGCTTACTGAACGCCTTTCTGAATACGGTGATGCTCATACAGAGTTCACTCGTATCGGTCGCATTTGGGGCGCGCTTCTAAATATGGATGAAGATATTGCCCCGCACGAAGTTGCACTAATGATGGATGCGCTCAAATCTGTTCGCATCACTAAAAATCCATTCCACGAAGATTCTTGGGTGGATAAACAGGGCTACACCAAACATGGAATGACGATTGTAGGCATAGATGAGTCTTGAAGATAAACTTAAAGATACCGACCCACAGATAACTGAACTGCGTAACGCTTTACTTAACGCACAAAGGCAACTGGCTAAGGTCAAGAAGAACCGCGATGACTTTACTGCTGCCGTAGTTCAAGCGGCTCACGATGCGATGCTTTCGGCTGGCCCACTACCTGCCGTTCCTACACCTGTAAAA